CCTATAATAGGAGGATTTTGAATAAGATATGCCTTAGTACTTCTTCGTTGTATTATTCCAGTAGTTGCCATAAATACCTCTTGTTTTTAAGTATTTATAATCTTTAGAACTACACAAATAGTAATTATTTAAAGATATACTATCTCAAATAGGAATATATTAAGAAATAGTACACCTTACAAGTTTTTCTTCTTCTAATAAGTTGGATTCTAAAGCTGTACCTACTATTTTATGGTGTTCAATACTATAATCACAAGCTTTTCCTACGCCTTTATTGTCAATTGTTATTGGTTGTCCTTTTTTAACAGGACCATTAATTCTTATAGGAGTTTGTCCTATAAGAGCAATTTCAATTCCATTTATTTTTTCATTAAGAATAAAACCTGGTTTATCAGAAACTACACCAAATGGTACATCATTTTTATAACAAGTTTTAATTTCATAATCTTCATTCTCTGGGATAGTTACAATAGTTCCCTTAGGTATATTATGAGCAGATGTATATTTCTCAGCTAAATCCGCATACTCTGCAGATGTTGAAGTTCCAATAAATTTTCCAGTAACTGTCATATCAGCTGTTGCAGTTTGAGTTGTTCCTGATAATATAAGTCCATTTGAACTATGTCTTAATTGACAAGCTGTGTATCCTGTTCTATGAAATCCCATAGACACATCTTTACCATCTTCACATTTTAATTCAAATTGTCCCGAACTATAATCCTCTGTGTTTCCAATATCTTTATTAATTGTTAATTTTCCAGTATCTATATCGTCATCATCTGATCTCAAAAATTGTGTACTATCTAAATTATCCAATGTATTTGCATTATCTGCAGTACCCGTAATATCAGCAACAATTCCAGGTGTAAATAACCACTTATCTTGAGCTTTATCCCATATTATAGATTTATCAGTACTACCCTTAAGAGTAATTCCTCCTTGATCTGCTGTAATATCTGTTGGTAATGCTACTGTTCCAAGTTCTATATTTTTATCATCAACTTGAATTGTTGAACTATTTATTGTAGTTGTAGTTCCATTAACAGTCAAATCACCGGATAATGTTAAATTATCAGCATCTATATCATTAAATGTATTTTCTCCAGTCCAAGTATAATCTGCAGAATTGGTACTATCAACATTATTTCTTATAAAATCGGTTAATGGAATACTATTAAACAATATACTGTTATCTGCATCTGCATGTAATCCTAAAAATCTACCATCTGAAGTTGTTTTGGTATAATATCTAACATCATGTATATGCGAATCATTAAGTACGGAGACTGTTAAAGTTTTATCAGCAGAACCATCAAAAGTAACATTTCCTGTTGTATCCCCTGCCAATGTTATTGTCATTGTTGATGACCATTTATCTGCTGTAGCAACATTTCCAGTTGCACTTGCAAATTCTTTCCAAGCACTCCAAGAAGTATTAAAACTTCTATAATATAGTTTGTTTAGTGTTATATCAGTAGCTACTTGATTATATTTTCCTGAGTGACCACCAACAATTACTGAGAATGTACTTGTTCCATTAGGTGCTCCTGTTGCTCCTGGCATAATTTTATAAGAACCTGGAGTTTTTAGAGTATCAAAGTTATTGGAATCACCTCTAAACATAAATTCTTCAGAGGATTTACCATCTAATTTATCAGCATCTAATCCTGATAAAGCACCATCAACTGTTTCCAATTTTGAAATAATATTATTAGCATTAAATTCTGAAGCATCTAATTTTGTATCGGTTTTTGTATTTAGAACATTAACTAATTTTACTGATGCTGGTTTTGTCATGCTATCAGATAATGTATTGGTTACTACTTCACCATTTAATTTTGCTGAATCAACTGCTTTTTCATTTTTTAACAAATAATATGATAAGTTTACATCAACATATTTTTTAGTAGCAGGATTATAATCCCCAGTTGGAGTATAAGCATCTTGATTATTTTTATAAAGGATATTAGCTGGGTTAAGAGTATTTGTATAATCAGAAATTTCTGCAACTTCCCAATCATCGGGTGATAAATCAGGTCTAATTCCTGTATTATTTTTTCTTGCTCTATAAAATTTATTATCGGCAAGAGTATTTTGTACTATGTCACCAACAATATATGGCTCTACATTTCTCCAAGGAATACCCGGCATACCATTAATTAACGCCAAAGAGTTATATGTTACATTTGTTTCTTTTTTAAGTCTTAAAAGTGGTAAATTTAATCTGATAGCAGTTGCTCGCTCACCATCCTTTAATCCATAATTAGTTAAAAAATCTGTATAATCTATTTCTTCAAATGTTGCCATTTGTACTCCTTTTAGACCTTAATATTAACAACATTATCAATAGAATCTTCTAATGCTATACCTACTACTGAGTCCCTTAAATTATCTGGAATAGATATTACTCCATATCCTAAACCATCTTTTCCTGCTATTATATATTGGCCTTTTCTTACTGGAGAACTTACCTTACAAGGTACCTTTCCTTTTAGAGCTACAAATGGTCTAAATTCATTATCATTATGTATATCATTCATTTTAAATGCAGGATTTGTTGAAATAACACCAGCTAAAGGCATTCCTGGTTGAAATAATGTTATTTCTTTTTCTCCTCCAATTCCAGCAATTATTCCAGACACTAGAACTTTATCGGAATCATATCTCTCTGCAAGGTCTGCATATTCAGCAGACGTTGATTTTCCATCAAATAAATCAGCAGTCATTGTAGTTGCTTCTATAGTTGAAGATGTTATATCAGTACTAGAAATATTTGTGCTTGTAAGAGTTCCTATATTTCCATTTACTGACCATATATTATTAAATTTATTAGATGATGTTCCTAAACTAGAACTTGAACCATTATCCCAAGGGATTAAACCGTTTTTAGGTGTACTTATAGCATTTGTGCTATCAGAACCTACTATCATTCCTTTTACAGAACCATGATCATAAGATCCTATATAATTTGAATCACCAATAGAAACATATTTTAATGATAAATCTTCTGATGAAGTATTAAATATTTCCCAATCTGCAGATGGTGGTTCAGTTACAGTTTCCGCTGTTGCCTGGTATATAGTTCCATTATGTGAAGCCACATCTCCAATTTCATAAGTTGTTCCAGCATCCCATTCTAATGGATTACTAGAAAACTTTATTTTAGTATAGTTATAAAGACCATCTAATTCCTTTTTAAGAAATAATGTTGCTTTATTTACACTAGCAGATGTTGCTCTTGATCCATAAATTACAGTTTCATTATCCTTAAACCATGAGTAAGTGGAAAGATTAAAATTTATTGCCATAGTTTAATTCCTTTTTAAGTATTTATAAATTTTCATTAGAACATTATCTTCCAAGTAATTTTAAGAGATACTGTATCATCTTTAATTTTACCTTTGAATGTTCTCATTGAAAATATTTCAGAACCAGTATAGAACGCACATTCTGTAAAAATTATAGTTCCTGTTCCATTTGCTGCCATATTATCAATATTTATTTCATATATTACATCTGATCCCGAAACAGTAGTCTTTATAGTTGATACACCATCATCTGCTGTTACAGTATCTCCAGAAACCCCAGAGGTATTAAAATATATTGACTCATAATTTGTTCCTTCAGTTCCTGTTGCTTCTGAAAATAACATTTCTCTATCTGATGTAAATCCATTAAGTTCAGTTTTAGGTGCAAGAAAATCACCATCAATATTTCCTTCAGTTCCAAGAACAAATCTGTCAACAATTGGAGTTCCATTAATACCCGCTAGAAGTTTTGCGAAAGTACTTCTCGCTAAATCCATTATTAGATTGTGTTTTTCAAATGAGTCAATAACTTTTCCATCCTTTATTGCCTCAATTTTGAAATAACCTTTTACTTTTATAAAATGTTCATTCATTTTTGCCTCTTTTATAGTATTTATACTCTTTTCAAGTTATATTTATATGTGTAAAATATTGAGGGCATAAAGTATTTAGCTCTTCTGTAATTACTTCTGCATCATTAAATCCACCAGATATATATTTAGCGTCAAATACAAAATAATCCCATCTAATATCTGTATCAAATGTATTACACCCATAAATTATTGAAAATTCTTCGGCTACATATTCGCTATCAAATGTAAAATTATCAAATTTTAATTCATAATTATCCCAATATTTTTGATCTCCGAATGGTTCATCAAACCCAAATTCTTGATGAGGTATTATTTTTAGTACTTGTTCCCAATCATATTCATCATCTGCAGTATTTCCAGAATATCCACCAACATCATATCGAGCAACTTCATTTGTCTCATCCCATCTAGGATATGTTATCCCATCTTTTTCATCTACACTAGAATCAATAGCTCTTGGAGGTAGACCAGCATCAAAAATAAAATTATAATCATCAAGTCTATATGATGTTAAATCCCAATATTCAGGTGGTAATCCTTCGTTTAATGAAGGAGTAGCATAAGTTCCACCAAATTTGCCTATTATAGACTGATATGTTACAGGGGTATCTTTATTAACTAATTCATCACCAATAATGAAATTACCTATAAAAACATTTCCTGCTCCAATATCATTCTTTTTTCCCGTTGTGCTAGCAAATTGAGCAGTCCAATGAAAATCTATATTATCATCAACAGTAGTTTCTGTTTTAACATCATAATCTAAATAAAATCCACAGTTTCCATCAAAATTATCATAATTTATTTTTTCAGAACCATCTGCATTATATAATATGAGACTTCTTGGAAATTGATTAGAAATAATCTTTTCACCTGACTCAAATATCACTGTCACTAATTTAGATTTATTATGTATTTCACCAACATATTGAGTATATATAAATTCTGGTACATTATTTTGAACTAGTTGAGACCCATCATGAGATATATTAGTAGCATAGTCATCTTTAGAATATATATCACCATTCATACATCTAACTTCCATTGATCTTACTGTATAAACAAATTTGAGATCAAAATAATCGATGAAATTTAAGTAAAATATTCGCTGATAAAAGTATGCCCATCCGACAGGGTGTGCTAGAGGTTTTACAAATTGCTCGTAAACTTCTGACATCATTGTGCCTTCTATATTATACTCAAAAAGATTTCCATTTTCATAATATCTAAAATTGCCTGTATTATCTTCTAAGAAATCTCTCTGAACACCAGAATTTATAACAATATTATAAATGTATTCCATTGCTTTTGGAGTACCTTTAGCAGATTTATAATCTTTATTAGTAATTATGTAATCTTCAGTTAAAAGTCCTATAATATCTATTGATGTATCAATAGTATCAATATCTTTTCCTAATGCTCCATATAAACCTTTTAGAGCATTATATAATTTTTCATTATGTTCAGTTTTGCTAAGAACTGAATACACATTATTAAGGTATATTTTTACAAATTCTTCATATATTGGAATCTTATTTTGATCAAATATATTTTTTATATCTTCAGAAATATTAGAGTTCTTTTCAATATAATCTAAAAATATATCAAGTGCATCCTTAAGTAGTTGAATATCTGTAATATTTGATGGTGTTATGGCTGGAATAATTTGTTTAATCATTTATTTTGCCTTATATAATATTTAATTTTCTTAACTTAAAAATACTATTTCGTATTGTTTTGAAGTTCTTGCTAGGATAAACAATATCTAAATATCTAGGAGTATCAAAATAATCATTGTGAATTTGTGTATATCCGGGTACAGGAAAACTATCATCATCCTTACAAAATATTTTTACTTCGATAAGTATTTTTCTATCATTATATATAGAATATACTCCTACTTTTTCGGAATTAACATATATATCAAATTCAAGTTTATTTTTAAGGGCATCAGGAATAGTATCAGCTGCATAAGTTGAAAAATCCACATGTAAATCATGCCCATTGATAAATTGAGTAGTATCAATTTTAGGCAAATTATCTAAAATTAAAAAATTATCATTATTATATATTCCTTCATATGGAGTTTCTAAATATAGATGAATCATGTACTCTTTTTGAAATTCTATTGCTGGATTTGCTAAATATGGACTATCAGTAGGATCAGGATTAGGACAAGAAAATGGTATTGATTCATATGCAATAGAGTGTTTATCTAACATTATTTGAAAATTTACATCTATATCCAATCCAGTAACATCTGTTAAATATCCATCAAGTCTTTTAGTTACATTTGATAAGAAAAATTCTGTTTCAAATGTTTCGAGAGTAGCAATATAATCACTGAGAACACCAAAAATATTTTCTCTGATAATTTTTTTATTGGTTGAAATAGCATATTTTTTAATATTAATATTGAAATCTAAATAAATATAAATAGGATTTCTAATATTATATTCTAATGCTGGCAAATTAAGCATTCTTATATTATCAATTATACCTGGGTTTACTATATTTCCTTGAATATCAATATCAGTAGAGATAAAATCTTCAGGAAGTAAATAATTATTTTCATCGTTTTCAATAAAATCATATATAAATTCTGTATTTTCTGAGTCATTAGAGAATGTTCTTTGAACTTTTTCTGGTGTTAAAGCAAAATATATATTTCCCAATCTTTTAGGATGCTCATCTTCTCCTCCAAAAATAAATGCTTCTTTACATGATGGATGTTTTCTTGCAATAACAATATAATCATTTGCAGTTACAACTCTTCCAGCAGTATTATGTAATAATGGTGCATTTTCTTTTATTGATTGATTTGTTTCTTCTGTATTTCCTTTAACAATAACTTCTCTATATCCTGGTCTTATTGTTATGTCTTCAATAGTAGTAGTAGGATCAACAGTCATTATACCATCTTCACCTTTAGAAACCAAAACATTAAATTCAATAATAGAACCTCTTGGTATAGGATTACCAACACCCGAAAGAACAAAATATATTCTAGGAGTAAGTAAATGTATATCTTCTACCCTAACAAATTCCCTACTTAATTTATCACTAATATCCATTAAGAGTGTTTCGGATTTTTTGTACTTAGTCTTTGTCATTAATATACCCTCTTGAGTATAGTTCGTTACAAAAACTTCGATTCCATTTTCTTCAACATCTGTATATGGTATATCAAAATATTGAAGATTGGCCACAATTTGTTTAAGATTTTCTGGTTCATCCGCATATTTATGTAAAACACCCTCTTTAACTCTAATTTTGAGGATATCACCTTCAGTAGCATCATAATCAATATCATCATCCATGTAATAATATTTATTAGAACCAGCAGAAAATTCAGTATATTTTGGTATAGTATAATTTTTAGTTTTATCAAAAATTAATTCAATTTCATAAGTATAGCTTATTTTTTGAACTGCTTCATATCCAAGCATTCTTGCATCTTGAATAATATTAGGGCGTTTTCTTGCTAATGATAATATTGTCTCATTAATATTTGCAGCTGTATTGGCATTTAACATTGAAGTTGTATATGCCATTGATGTAATTAGCTGTGCTAAGTTTGATCCATCGTAAGGTGAATCATATCCTTTTTCTGCAAATTTTGCAGCAATACCATTATAAATTTCATCAAAATTAAATGGGATAGTTTCTTTTATTATTGCCATTAGTACTCCTTAATCCTTAAGCAAAATATTTGCTACTTCTGTAACATTTTTGCCCATCATTTTATACTCATAAGTAATATTTGCTATCATTCTATTGTATTCTGGAATAGATTTTATTTCTACATTTTTAATTGTAATTCTTGGTTCCCACTCTAAAATTGCATCAATAATATAATTTATAAGAAGTCCTTCTGTTATACTATCTTCAAAATCAAATAATAGTTCTGGAATATGCGAACCAAATGTAGGTTTTCCAGGTAATGATCCTATACGAGTTAAAAGAATATTTTTTAATGAATTATTAATGGCGTTTTCATTGGTAACAACTTCTGTTAAAGAATTATAGTCATAATATATATCCATAAGTGCCTCTTTTATGGTATTTATATATTTTTAAAGGTGTCTAATTTAAGTCAATCCTAGGAGCATTGAGTTTTATATGTGTATTTGAAGTTGTGTGTTGAGTACCTTTATACAATTCAGTACAAGTTCCATTTGATGTTTCATCAATATTACCTTTTATAAGTCTAGTTTCATTACCATCGATGGTTTCCTTTTGTTCACCATAAGTATGCATAAATACATCTTTTACATTAACAATTGTTACAGTGCCATCTGGTCCTATTTCAATATCTGTTCCTGATTTATGATGAATATGTATCCTTTCATTTCCATCATTATCATCAAATTCTACCATATGACCAGAAACTGTTCTAGTTACTTGATTTTTGGGATTAGAAAATTCATTTATTTCATTATGAGATGCTATTGTTCCTATAACAATAGGCATATTTGGATTATCATGATCTAATAAACAAAACACCCATGTTCCAATTTCTATAATAGTATTTTTTCCATACCCTATTTTTGGATCAGGAGATGGTGTTTCTCCTTTATTTGAAGCATTATAATCATATGGCGCAGTAATATTTTTTGGACCATCAAAAAACCCTATATAATCTATTCCTTGCATAACTTCTGCCCAAGGTAATTCTTTATCTTTAACATTTGGTCCGTGTATTTCAAATAATCTTACTTGTACTCTTCCATCTCTTGTTGGAGAATCATTTGATTTTGGATTTTTATTATTTGTTACAATACCTCTATATAATTTCATTTTTTGCCTTTCTTAAATATATTTTCATTTCTTAAATATATTTTCATTTCTTAAATATATTTTCATTTCTTAAATATATTTTCATTTCTTAAATATATTTTCATTTCTTAAATATATTTTCATTTCTTAAATATATCAGGTGTTTCTTCAACTCTATAAAGAAATAATTTTTGAATAAATCGTTTTCCATTTACTAGTTTATCTTGTACTCTAAAACACTTATATTTTCCCGAAAGTTTTATATTACCAGTTTTTTGTGAAGTTAATGAATTTCTATTTCCCGCCATGTCAACTTGCATAATTCTATAAATTTTTGAGTACTCTATATTTCCGGGAACAACTATTTCAAGAATACTATTATTCATATGTGGATAATAATAAAAATATGTATTATCTACTAAATACTCTTGAGTTCTAAATTTTTCAGTGACTTCAAATTCTTGTTCATCTGTAATATTATTTTTAACAATTTTAAGACGTTCTTTGTAAGAGCTAAAGGTTTCATCATAATGGTCCATAGTTTTTCCAGCTGGATTATAAACAAAAAACTTACTTCTTGGAATTTCTTTATTTTCTAAATTATTAAATTTTAATCTATAGCTAATTATGTTAAACCCATATACATCATGAGGAGGAACTTGTTTGTAAGGATAATTATGCTCAGGTACTGTTACACCCTTTGTTAAGTATATATCTTGTTTATCTTGATATAAAAAATATCCTTCCTTATAAAGTTCTAAATTTATAAATTCTAAAAAATTTCTATCTTTAGGAATACAATATTTGTGTCTTAATTCTGTTGTATTTTCAAAATGTAAATTTATAGGATATCCTGATATTAATGGAGCAGCATATTTATTAAAATATTCAGTAAATACTTCTGATAATTTAGTTTCTTCGTAAGATTTATCAATATAAATTCGCTCTAGTTTTGATGATATAACATCTCTAAAATTTATTCTCAATAATTTAGAATCTTGCTCAAATTTTTCATAAGTTGAAACTATATTATAATTTCTAGCAAATAATTTATCATAAACATCAGTATATGATATTACAATCTCATCATTTGGTTTAAGATCAGTAGTATTGATAATATCATAAATGTCATTTATGACTAAGTGCCCATATATACTAAATCCTTCCCAATTAACAGCGTAGTCTTGAATTAATTCTTTATCAATTGAAAAATCATTGATAGTTATACTTATATTATATATTGATGATGATTGATTTACCGACTCTACTGAACTAGACATTATTATCCTTTGATAATTTTAAGAACTTTAAGAACTCTTTTTTGCTTATAATTTTATATTTTTCTGAATTTTTTACCATTTGTAAAACAGAGTTTTTAGTTTTTGTATAAATCATTTTCATATATTCTCTTTTATGAAATACTCTCTTACAATTTTTATAAAATCATATAATTTTTCTGGTTTTATAATTTTGATTGTGCTTTCTGTTTCATTTTTCTTTTCCAAATTAGCTAGATAATTTGTTTTTAACTCATCCATTGTTGCTTGTTTATAAACTCCCGAATAATCACTAATATATTTTTCAATTACAGAAGTTGAAATATCTGTAAGTACATCATAATCATATGGCATTGAAAATAATGGATCATCATTTTCATTTATTAAAATTAAAATATCCCAAAAATCAGGACTACCATAAAGGTCTTGTGAAATTCCTTCAATTAAATCATTATCTTGAATAACTTTATAATCTATATAATTGCTATCAGAACTTTCAGGAAGATCAAAAACTCTCCTTACGGGTCTAGATGTATAATCGCTATATATGAAATCATCAGTTTCATCTTTATCATATAATATGAATGTATTTTTCATTTGTTCCATTTTACCAATCCTTTTGTTCCATTGCTCTTACTTCTTTAAATGTTATTTTTAAGTCCATAAATTTGGGATTACCATCCATTGTTGTTTCAAGAACTCCAGTACTTGCATAATTGGTGCTTACATTACTAACCACACAAGGTTGAATATTTAACAAAGCTTGAAGAGGATTTTTATTATCTAATTGAAGAGTGAAAAAGTTAGGAGCAGTCATAATTACACCAGATTGATCCGTACTTGGACTAGAGAATTTTTTGACTAAACGAATAATTTCGCTGATGGTATTTGCTTCTGCCTTATTATTTGGAATAAGTTTAAATGTAAAATCAAATGTTCTTGGATCTGAACCAGTATAATTTTGAAAATAACCAGGATTAGCCATAATTTTTTGTGCACCAGAAACATTTGCCATTCTACTGCCTACTTCTTCCTGTGCTGTATTTACTCCAGGAATTGATGATAGGACTGAGGAAGCAATACCATCTTTTTGTTGAAAATTATGTGTAACAGAATCGTTTAACTCATTAGGTATAGGCAATATAATATTATGTAGTGGCTTTCCACCATATTCTTTAACCTTTCCGATAACACTAAGAACAGATTCTGTACTTGTTAAAACTCCATTATTACTAGCAAATGCGGCTGTAGTCTTTTCTTTTAAATCCTTTAATTTATTTTGGAGGTCTTTTCCTACTTCTTTAAAAGATTTTATATCATGAATTATTATGGTCATTCTTCTATAACGAAAATCTTCTGTTGTTATATTGTCTGGAAAATGTAAAACATTCATTATAGTTCCTTTAAAATAAATTCATAACATCTGCTGCGTATTCGTTACTAGATGTATTTATAATTGTGGTATTATGTACTGGGACTACATTTTGTTTTTCAGGTTTTGAAACTGCTTGTGGTACTATTTCTTTTTTAAGAATATTTTTTCCTTTATTTGATTTTGGTGCATTAGTCATTTCATCATAAAGTTCTTTTCTATATTTTTGCCCTTGTATAACAGCATTATCATCTCTTGCACTTTCAATACTTGCTAATTTATCAGATTGTTCTTTAGTAACTGGAACTTTATGTCCATGATACATTATTGAAAAATTTAGAGTTTTTGAAGATTTATTTGAAATTGGAGAAGCATCCATTTGACTATTATTAGATTTATTAGAATTGATATTTGTTTTAGATGCTTTTACATTTTGAGATTTTTCTAATTTTCCTGTATATCCAGCATCCTTAAATGATTTGTTTTTAGATAATGGTATAATACCTAATTCAACATTTTTAGTTATTTCTTCTTTTTTATGTTTTTCATAAAGAGATTTATATATCTCATCTCTCTTTTTGGTTAGCATATCTAATTCCTCTGATTTATCTCCAGGTTTATTCATTGCTTGTGAAAATTCTTTGGAAAGTTTATCAAGTGGTTCAGCTTCTTTTTTGGTTATTGGTATTTTATGCCCATTATATTTAATAAGATGCATTCCTGTTTTTTGCATATATTCATAATCAAATTGTTCTTGTCGTCTTTTTAATATTAGTCTTTGTGCTTTTTTATATTTATGAGGACTTTTGGCATTATCAAGTATTTTTTGTTCACTATCTGTTAAGAGTATTTTTCCAGAATGATCTGGTAAATCCATATAATGTTTTGATGACTTAGTAGTTTCTGTTCCTTTAGGTTTTACTGATTTAAAATGACTAGCAAGAGTATCTGAATATCTATTTGATTTGCCTATTGGAGTACTACCTTGAGATAAATCAGGAATTTTGGGAACTTTAATCACTTTATTATTGGGTTTATCAATTTTAGGTGTTTTGGTTTTAACTTTATCCTCATTGCCAGGAATTTGAGAATTAAGAGCATCAATTGCTACTGATAGTGCTAATCCTAATGGTCCATCTAATGCCGCAGAACTTGCTGCGATTCCAGATAATACATCAAGTGCAGCTTTGAGATAATTTCCATGATATATATCTTTTGCGGCAAATGACATTCCTGCTAGCAATGACACACCAGGAATTTTTGTAAATAATTTTGCCCCTTCTTTGCCACCTACTTTAGTGAATACTTTTTTGATAATTGGAATAACATATTTTTCTGCTTTTTTCTTCAGATAAGACCCTATTGCTTTAACCTTAGTTTTTCCAAATTCATATACTACTTCAACTGGTTTTTTAATAGCATTATACCCCATTTTTACCACTTTAGTGATAGGTTTTACTTTTTCTGAAATTGCTTCAATAGCCTTAGAATTTTTAGCAGACTCAACAACATTACCAGCTTTTTCCTTAACAGAACTATAAACATTGGAAGCTTTTTTCTTTGTTGAGTCCCAAAATGAACTTAATTTTTCTTTACCTTTGTTGTATAAATTTTTAGCACCTTTAATAGCATTATCTTTAATATTTTTAAGGTGAGCTTTTATATTGAAGAAATTTTTAACTTTATCGATAACCTTGATTATAGGTTCTAAAATATTATGTACTTTTGTTTTAAATGTATCAATTATTTTTAATACAGGCTCCATAGCAGCATGAACTATTTTAAGAACTTTAGATTTTACTGCTGAAATAGCATCTTTGAAAGGTTTTACTGCAGCATCAATCATTGATTTAATTTTTGCTTTAAATGCATCAATAGCATCGGAAAATGGTTTTAGGATAGTATGAATTATTTCGCTAATTTTTTTCTTAATACCATTAAATATCCATGAGAATAATTTTCCTGGAGCAGTTCCAATCCATTTAAAAATTTTATAAGTTAGTTTAAGAGTTCCTGGTCCAAGAGCATTTACACTTTGTAACCACGCAATAACTGCAGCCCCACCAAGTAAGGCAGTAAGTATAAATCCTATTCCTGATTTTGAAATTTTAGGAGTATCCTCTTTCAAGTTATCTGATGATTGGTCGCTTGACTTTACTTGTTCAGGAGCATTAACTATCTCAGTATCTTGATGATCTATACCATCTTCGAGAGATTTAACTCTTTTTTTAAGAGAATCTACAATACTTCCTAAAATAGATACTTTTTTGATGATTTCAAATTTTTCTTTAGGGGTTTTTAGAGGAGTTGCATCAGAAACCTTTTGTTCTTCAACCAAATCATTAGGACCTTCTAATTGAACAGAATTTTTGGTTTTATTGAGGTAATTTAATATTTTATTATCTATTAGTTTAAGTTTTGTTCTGTAAAAAAATATTTTTTTAGAACTTCTTGATTTTTCATTAGAATTTGTAGAGGTTTTTATGATTTTTTCTTCATCATCAATCATAGTTACCAAAATATTTTTACTTTTAACTAAATCATCATATGATTTATCAGCAGAAATAATTTTAGTTAACCCTTGTGTAAATTTCATAAATTCCTCCTTTTGATTTCTCTAAATCTCAAAGGAGTTTAGAGTTACTCGATAATTCCTTTTTGTTGATTTTTTTTAATTTCAGTATTTAACAATCCCAAATATATACTTCTTTCAAATGGAAACATACTATCAATATCTTTTTTAGAAAAATTTCCATAATATATCATACTTGATATTGTTTTATAAATAAATTCAATTGTATCTTCAGATAAATTGTCTAATATTAGTTCCTCTGAAAATTTTACTTCATTTACAGTTTCACAATATGGACAAATTGTTTCAGTACTTAAATTAAATCTAACCTTATGAGTATTTATATAATCTTGAAGTTCATCATATTCATCTATATCCATTTCACCAGTATCAAAATTTACAAAATCATTAATATCGTCTGAAATAACATCATTTATTTCATATCCATTAAATGTTTTATCAAGACTACTATCTTGTATTATTTTAGATAATTCACTAGTAAATTCAAATTTCTTTTTACAGTTATTACACTTCATTTTAAGTTCATAGGTCTCACCAACAGAGATACTTCTGAGTAATATTAAAATTAAAAATTTCTCTTTATGAGAAAAATTATATAATGGATGAACATTATCTTTAATAATCTCAAAAATATCATCTATTTGTGGAATATCATTTACACTTAAATATAGTAATATGTTTTTCTCTTGCTCAGTAGTATATGCTGTTATAAAGAAATCTCTATTAGAATATTTTATATGTTTTCTCATTTTATCGTTTTAACCAACTCTCAGGAAAGAAATCTGGAATTTCATCAAATTCAACAGTTAATTTATGATTGCATTTGGTTTTTTCATTAGTTTCTGAATCAGTTATTGTATGATTACATGTAAAAGTTTTCTTATTTAGTAACTTAAATCTCATTTTATCAAATTCTTCCATGATTTTATCATAAATATCAGTTTCTAAATCTTCATAATACTCAATAATTTCGTTAAAATTCATTGTTATATTATCATTAATAGACTTTGTGCAAAGTGCTAATTCATATGATTCATTATAATCTTGTGAATTTATCTTCTTATTGTAAAAATCTGCATTAGGAGGTGTTTGTATTTCAATTTTAATACCTTCCATTTCTATTGGTTTATACTCAGAACTTGAAAATTTTATAACATCAGAAATTTTTAACTTTTTGATATTTTCATTTTTACATTTAGAACAAATATATGTATATGTAAAATCATCTGAAATTGAAAGTGCTCTAATTTTTACGAATAAGTATTGTAATTCATCAAATGATAATGGTACCTTTTTATCCTCTAAACAGTTAGTAACTAATATTTGAAGTATTTTATTTTCAATATTAGAATTATCAGACTCAACAAGCTTCTTAAAAGCATTTCTATCTTTTGCTTTCCATTTTCTTATATTTACATTTTTGTGTCCTAAATCAATACTGAAATATTTAGTTTCTGGTAATTTGTAACTTTTTGTTGCCTCTTGTGTTTTTTCTGAAGACATTTATTTCCTTTCATTTTTATTTAATCATCGCAATTGTTGGAGTTCCTAAAATAAATCCGTTAGGATGTTTAGGAGGGTTTGACATAAACTGAACATTAAATTCTGCTATTTCATTCTCTGTTTTATGAGAAAATTGTACTTGCGAAACATTTATTAATATAGCATCATCTATCTCTAAAATATTTTTTTGTTGCACATTTTTATCAGCATCTGAAAATATTTTTAATTGAAATTTTACTCTATCTGCATATTGATCCTTTGATTTTTCATAAGCATTTCTGAATAATGTATATAATGCCATTTGATTATAATCTCTAAATGTTAGTTGAAATTTGAATAACTCATCTCTACCTTGATGGTATCTCCAAGTATTTCCCACAAATGTTGAAACTTCGGCTGCAGTATATGCTGGGGTTTCAATGCTTACCAAAGCAGTGTTCAGAGTATCATTAAATTCACTACCTCTATCCCAATTTATAAGACTTGAGAATTGTAAGTCATTAGGCATTAATATAATACTGAAATTATTTATTTTGGTCCAATTAATATTTTGAACTTTGTTTATTACATCATTTAATTTCAAAAGAACCTCTTTTATAGTATTTATATAATATAAGGAACCTATTACATAGTATATTCTTTTACAAATACATAATTCCCACAATCCCAAATTCGTCTATATCCATTATTAAACATATTTTGAACTTCTGTTAGATTGGGATCGTATATTTCTAGTAATTTTGATAATTTATGTTTTTGAAATTTATTTCTTGATTCCAATATATATTTATTAGGTAAAAAGTAGAAATAATCAGGACTAGATATATGATTTAACCCGAATCCTAATTTCAAATATAAATTACCTTCTGACCATCTTCTATTAGCATAACTAACTAAACTCTTAGGATTGTAATTTCTCTCAAAATGCTTAAGTAATCTACTAGCACCTCCTTGAACTGAAAAATTTATCTTAGAACATAATCTAACCATCTCATATATATTTTGAACCTTAGAAAATGTCATTATTTGAATCAAATCATTATTATAGTACAGCCCTATATTTACTGAACTGGTAGCATATCCCTGAAGATGATTTTCATTAAGAAATTTCCTTGTTTCTTTACTAGATACCTCTTTAACAGAACATTTTCTAGCACCAATTCTAGTATTTTGTCCCATTTTATTTCTGATTATGGACTTCCATATCTCTTGTTTATCTGGATTAAGCCATTCATTGTCAAAAATATGAAATAACTGATATCCTTTTTCTTCACAAAGTTCAGTCTTATGTAAATGATTATTTCTTAGATCATTGAGTTTATTGAACATTGCGGACTTATGTATTCCCTCACTATGAAACATAATTCCATCATATTCAATACCAAATTTATATTCTGTTGATAAAACATCAATTTCAAGTGGTTTAATCAAAGTTCTATCATTTTGAATTCCATTAACAATTTTATTAATTTCTAATTCAGCTTTTGATGTATTATTTGAACATTTTGGACATCCAGTTTCGTGTTGTAAAAAATTTTTAAGTGATGTTGTGAAGTTTCCATGCTTTTTGCATTTAAGTAAAATTGTATATTTATCTACTATATCTACGAATTGTATATTTCTCTTATCACAAACTTTGCTTATATCTTTAATTCTTTGAAGTTTTAACATATCTATGAAACATTTTTCACAAATTTTTTCTTTAGCTCCTGAATATACAACATTTGTATAATTCATATATCCTAAATCTCCATGTTTTTTACATATAACTCTTACAGTATTTAGAGTTCCTTTGTATTCTTGAAGTTTAATACCTTCTATATTTAAGTTAAGTTTTCCTGGTCCTCTAGGTTTTCCTGAAACCTTTAAGTAATCCCGTTGTTCGCTAGATAGTGAATTTAAGTAAAATTTTACAGAATTTGATATTTTTTGTTTAGTCTCATCAGACAATTTATATCCTCTTGGATAATCTATTCTTTTAGTATTTACAACTGTACTAGAACATTTTTGTGAGCAATACTTATATCCTTTATAAGATGGACCAAAACAATGTTCACATAATTTTCCATTATTTAAGATTAATTTTCTTAAAAGACTATAATCATTTTCAAATGGATAAATTGAATTTGCATATTTTTTAAGTTCTCTAAAATTTTTATCAAGAATAAGTTTTAATTTGGATATATATTTTGCAAGAAAATCTAAACAAATATCTTCATTGTATTCATGTAAAAGATACCATGCATACATCTGTATTTTTAATCTTTTAAATTGCTTTTTTTGAGTAAAAAATGGAGGATTATATTTTGTATATCGGTAGTTTATTTTCAAAGTACTCCTATATAATAAGAGTTGGTTAGTTTAACAAAAATAAGTAGATGAAACTAACCACAGAGCATCTACTTATTTTTATTCTCTTATTTTATTGGAGGTCTTAAAGACCTCCAAATATATTATAGTATAATATTTCTTAGAAATTTGCTAGTGCAGTTCCTGTGAAATCTATACCAAATGATCTAGCATAAGTTTTTGCTCTATCATTACTTATTGCATTTTCAACACCAGGAGTAGTTTCCAAAGCATATCTTGTTTTTGCTATGATTGCTGGTTGTCCACTTTCAGGGTCAGTAACTTTAGTGAAGCTTAATGGTACATATGGAGAAAAGAATCCCATACCATCTCTTTTATCAGCACCTTTATAAAGCATTGTACAATAGTTAGAAGCACTGAATTGATCAACAATTACCTTAAATTGATTATCAAATGTTCCAGCAACACCACCAGATACTGGCGCATTAGTTCCACTTGCTTGAGTTGCTATTTTGAATGAGCCAACTTCTTGAAGCATTGTAGCTGTACTAGGTGAAACAATCATTACATTTGCTTTACCTCTTTTAGTTTCTAAACCAATTTGAGTTGATTCTCTTTTCATTTTGATAACTTCAGCTCTATATTTTTCTATTTCCCATCTACCATCTGCTGCAGCAGGTTTGAATGCATTTGCAACTTGTGTAGCATTTTTGTTAACAAAATTAACTATTTCTCTATCTAGTTCTGCATGAATTTCATAACCTATAAGGTTCATTAATTCTTGATCTGCAGCAAGACCATGTTGAGATTTTAAGTCTTGGTACATTTCTACTGAATATCTACCTTTAAGTGCTCTTGATCTAGCTTCAACACTTTTTCTAGCAATATCAAAACCAACTTCGTTCATTTTTGTTCCAAGAACCTCTGCTTCTGCAGTTGTCATTGAACCAGTGTAATTTTTAAGAACTTGATAAAATGCTAATTCGTTTGTAAAAACAGCATCTATATTTATTGTACCAACTGATGTAGCACCAACTACTAGAGGAATTGATTCAAGATTAACAAGAACTTTTCCACCTTTTGTAAGATCAGCAACATCATCTGGTTCGATATATTGAACATCACCTTTACTACCAGCACTATCTGTGATTATAGAATCAAGATCAACACCAGTAAGATCATTAAGAACAAGAATTTGTCCATTAGCTGTTGGTTTAACTGGTTGCTCTTTACTTCCTATATATCTATTTACAAGAGCGTAAATAAAACCAGTTGGTAGAGCCATTGGTTGTACACCAAGAACTTCATTAGCTATAAGGTTAGGTATAACTCTTCTAACTAAAGGCATTATGATTGGAGTAAATATTGCTATATCTCCAGAAACAGTTCCCTCTGATAATGCCATTTCATGTTCTTTATGAGCATTCTCCAACATCATCTTCATATAAGATGCTTCAGGAACATCTAATTTATCAAATTTTTCACTTTCAATAAGTGCGTTTATACTTTCATTTAAATCCATATTATTTCTCCTATATTAAATTAAGTGACCAAAAGATATATCTTTAGGTTCAGTTTTTTCATCAAGATTTTCTTCTTGTTTTTCTTCTTGCTTTTCTTCAATCTTTGCAGGAACTTTAATATTTTCCTTGATTGTGATAAGCTTATTTAGATAAGACTCTGAATTTTCAAAATCAACAAGATCTGCTAATTTCTCAAACTTCTCACCTTCTACTACATTCATACCTTCTTTTAACTCAGATATAATACCCATTTTTAAAAGTTTTTCATTAGCTTTTTCAAGTTTAATGTTTTCTTCAATTATAGCATCATATTTTGCAGTCATTTCTTGAAGTTGAAATTCCGGCTCTGATGAATTTTTAGCTTCTTCAATTTTTGCTATTTCAACACCTGTTGAAATTAACATTGATTGCATAGCCTCAATAATCATATCAGCTTTTTCTGATTTAATTGACTCATCAAGAGCACCTTTTGAATCCTCAATAAAATCATCAACAACTTTTTCAAGATATGCATCTACTTGCTCAAAAAGAGTTTTTGATTTTTCATCATATTCTTGCTCTAAAATTGCCTTATATTCTTCTGATTTTTCCTCTAAATCTGAAATTTTTTCTTCCATTTTTTCAGCTGCTACTTCAAGGGCTTTAACCTCAACAGCTTCATTAAATTGACTTTGTAAGTCTTCTTTAACTTCAGAAGTAAAAACTTTTTCATCTAATGTTTCGAATAATTTTTCTAACATTTGTACTCCTATTTTGTTTATTTAACAAATAACATTACCAATATAATTTATGTATTGTTAAGTTATTTATAATATTAATTTAAGATTTTGCTAAAATATTAAGAAAATCTGTAAATTTTTCCTTAATTGCTTTAGAAATCTCGTCTTTTTCAGCACTTTCTAAGATATTTTTCTCTTCAAGAGGTTCTTTAATCTCTTCAGGCTCTTTAATCTCTTCGGGTTCTTCAGTTTTCTCAATAGTTTTCTCAGTAATAATATTGTCAACAATTTCATACTCCTTACTTTCAAGAATACCTTCAACTATACCTAGCATTGATGCATTAATATCTGACTGTGCTTGATTTGGTATAATATCAAAAGTAATTAGTTTGAAATTTTCAACTAAACCATTATTTACTTTACCAACTCCTCTTGATGAAACTGACATTTTAATTCCAGCATCAATTAAAGTTTTAAGTTGATTTGCTTTTGGATTATCCAATAGAACTGCTTCACCCATAACATAATCACCATCAATATATAATTTGTTCATTTTTGCAACTGCTTGCATCATATCAACATTTTGTCTTGGTGGATGATCTAACTCCAACAATGAATTTGAACTACCGGACTTAATTACTTTTTGATAATTTTTGACCTCTCGTTCCCATATATCTTTAGGATAAACTCGTCCATTCTTATTCTTAACTCCTGGACTAGAAAATATTCCTTTTATAATATATTTTTTTTCTTTTGCTTCATTGATTACGGCTTCAGTAATTAGATTATTTTTGTCTTCTGTTTCAAAAATTAATTTCATTTTACCTCCTTAATTTATTCTTCTGGTTCCTCTTGTTTCTTAGGTTCTTCAGGTTCCTTAGGTTCTTCAGAAGTTTGTGATTTTGAAATTTCAGCAAATGATTTTTTCATTTGTTGAATCTTATCAAAATCTGACACATATTGTTTAGTAACCTTGTGGTTTGCTAATTTATTGTGTAACTCTTGTTTTACAGCTTTTGAAAATTCAGAGAATTTTTTATCATTAGCTGTTGTTAAAACATCTTTATCTAACATATAATTCCTTTCATGAAAATTATTTTAGTATTTTTCTCTTAGTACTTTTGTACTTTTGTTTTGCTCGTTGCCAAAGTGTGGTACTATTTGCTTTGCCTTGAGTGAATGTCTCTGTCTTCATCTTTGCAGCATCCCTTAATAACTCACTAGGAACTAGCACTCCCTTAGGACTCATTCTTGCCCTTATATAGAGTCTTACGACTGGAAATGCACCAATGCCTTTTACAGCTGCTCTAAGCTCCCTATATCCCATCTTTAATGGTTTTTTCATTCTAATGCGCTTAGAATTTTTTCTCAAAATGTAATCTACTAGAACTGACCTATGCGAAACAGGCATCCAGTGAAAGTTTACTCCCAGCATGTACTTAGAAGTTTTAGATAAAACCATCACAAATGGAGTTCTATCAAATTTTTGCGATTTATCCTTTGCATCATAAACAAATGTTATGAGATTACCTGGTAATAAATTTGATTGTATCTTCACTGATGAAGTTTTCATCAAATTTTTTATCATTTCTACTGACTCTTTAGGTGTTAATTCCTTAACTCCTAAATTTTTAATATAATCAATAGATTTTTTAAATAATCCCATGTATTACCAATACTATCCAGCTATACTATTTTTTGTTCCAGCATTTGCTTTATCTGGTGCGTTAAATTCACCATTTCCAACAACCCAGTCAGTGAATGTGAATGTAACAACCATTTCTTGAACACCACCATCTGCATCATCAGATACCTCAACTGCTTCCACTCCAGAAACCCAAACATTATGAAATGTATAAGTTACTGTATCTTTTGCCATAGAATCTAATTGTGTAACTCCTAATTCACCCATGATATCACCAGGATTACCTGAATGTTCATTTTTCTGAAAATCATCTGCTGCTTTCATCCAAGCTATCATATCTCTTCTGATACCATGATCTTCAGTATTATAAAATGTTACAGTCCAAGTATTCTCGTATGTTGTATCTCCAGGAATTACCAATTTTCTACCTTGATTAAAAACCTCAATAGGGGTAATTGTCATTCCAGGGAATTGAGTTGCTTTACAAAGCACATCTGCATTTTGAAGATCAGATGTTATAGGTACTGCAGATGGAACTGAAAAATTTAATCTATATTTATTAACTCTACCACCAGCACCAAGTGCTTGTTTAAGATTAGCTATATTCGCCATTATTTCTCCTTATATTATTTTAAGTATTTATAACTTTCAACTGTCATTCTTTCAATATTTAAGTATTTTTTAATTTTCTACAAATATTGATTTATCACTATACTTAAATTTGTATCCTTTAAGTATTTTACTGAATTCATCTTTAGGATGTACTTTATAAAATACATATTCTGTACCAAATTTAGTACCAAATTTGGTCTTAATTTTAAGTCCGTGCTTAATAAATAAATCATCAGGTAAAGGTTTTTTATCAATAGCCTTTTCACTTTTTTCTACTATTTCAGATTTCTCTTGAACTTCTTTATTTAACAAATCGCTAAATTTCATTTATTTTCCTTATAAATTATTATATATAGGTATAAATTCAGAATATGTAAAATCTACACTGAATTCTGATAATGTTGATTCATCACTATCATCCAATTCTACTGTTCCTACTGATGTTGGAAAAGCATTTTGTAATTTATATCCATAAATCTTTTTGCCAGTATTATCTAATTGCCAAACATTAATATCAGTTTGATATCCTAAAAAACCTAACTGAATTTCAGGAATGGACTCATTAGAACTAGCACTAGGTATATTATTTATAACACCACTTTCATCATCAATAACAGGAACATCTGCTGGTGTAAGAGTTCCTAAAATACCATTATTTTTGGGTTTTGTATTATCTACTTCTGATAACCACCTATCAAATAGTCTTCTTAACTTATTTTCAGAGTCATCAACTACTGAAATATTATATACATTAGGAAATGCTGTTTCTGATCGCATCTTAAATTTTCTACCCTTATCAAATACTTCTACAGAACCTATAGTGCGCTCTGGTAAAGATGTACTTCTACAAAGAATATTAACTTGCTTACTATTTGCAGATGGTATCTCCAAAAGATATTTTGATTTTCTTAGTCCTAAACCAGGACCAAGATTCTTTTTTAGGTCTTCAATTGTAAAATTCATTTAGTTCTCCTTTAAAAATCTAAAAATTCAGAACTATTTGTTCCAGGAGTATCTTGACTTCCTAGTTGTGCACTAGTATAAGCGTTGGTAAAAGTATCTGGAGCATGAGTAAAAATTGGTGTTTCAGTAGAGTCATTATTTGCTTGCTCAACTCCAGCAGGACCAGTATTTGCTCCTAATGATGCTTTTATGGCGTCATCTTTTTTAGTTACATCATAATATGAATAAGCAAATGTTACAGTAAATTCTGTTAATGTATCTCTAAGAGATGAATCCATCGTAATAGCCGATACTGTTATTGGAAATACATTTTGAAATGTGTACATTGCAGTTTCTTTATCAGCATCAAAATTAAGTTGGTGCACTTGTAATGTACTTGTGTAATAATTTCTTGTTTTTATTTCTCTTGCTTCTTGTGAAACTATATCCGAGAAGTTATCAAATTGAGATGCTTTCATCCATTTATCTATTAAAATTCTAAGATTATGATTTTCTTCATTATAAAATGTTAATTCAACAGTTCCTTCAAATTTTTCTTGTCCTGATAAAGGTATTTTTCTTCCTTTATAAAGAAAATCTATCACATCTGTATTTTTTCCAGGAATTACAGCAGTTTTACAAAGAACATCAAAATATTGAGCATCCAATTTCAGTACACTAGGTGCAGTGATAATACAAGCATATTTTGTTGCTCTTGCTCCATCACCTAAGGTACTTTTAATAATGTTTTGAATTATATTACTCAAAATTAACCTCTTTTATGGTATTTATAATTTAAAATATACTCACAAATACAAGATTTATCAG